TCTCCTCTTTGTTTTGACTTTCCTCTGTTTTTGTTTCTTTTTCGTTATTTTCCTTTCTATCTTCTTCTAATTGTTTGTCTAGCTCATCCATTCTTTTTAGAATGTTTTCTGATTCAGGTATATTTAAAGTGTAGTCATTTAGGCTTTCTCTAAATTCAGAAACCTCTTCTTCTGTAAACCTACCTTCAGACATATAATCTTTATGAACCCATGTTAATAGTGCAACTTCATGTGATCTTAATGCTTCTGATAACGCTTTTAATGTATCAGATATAGGCTTTTCAACTTTATATTTATTACCCATAATATTAATCTTTTCTTTTTTCTGTTTTGATTTTACTCCCATTTAATTAGTTTTTATTATTTAAAATTTCTGTCATTCTTTTTTGTCTTCTCCCAAACCTTTCTGCAAATATTTTATCAATACTAGATGTTGTAACTCTAAAATGAAATGCAGCTTTTTTTATAGATATTTCTTTTTTTCTAATATAATTTAATATTTTATCTTTTTTATCTTCAGTGAGATTATAATAGCTTATAAGATTTTTTCTTTTTTTTATCATAATACTTTTATTTTTACTCCTGAATTTTCTTTGTCGTATTTATATTCTCCAAAGCTAGGTATTATACAATCACAATTATCGTCGTCTATGTAATCATACGTTACCATTAAGTCTTGTGCTGTTTGACAAGGATTTATATAATCAAACTTTCTTCTACTATTTCGTATAAATGTAAATTCTATTTTGTATGGCATTTCCTTGTTTTTAATAAGCTTTTTAAACTTTTCTTTGTTATCAATCCAGTCTTGTTTTGTTTTTTTTATATAATTCATCACTGTTTTAGAGTGAATCAAATACTTTCCTGTCCATCGTTTTCCGTTCTTACTAGATGGAACGTTTTCTGCTATAAATATCTCTGCCATATTGCAAAGATAATAATAAATTTGAGAGTTTCACCCTTGGAGTTGTGGCGCACTTAAATCTTAAAAGTTTAACCTGTCTAGCAGAACACTTACCTGATCCTAGGGATCTGTTATCTCTCTCATTTATATATCTTTAGAACGGCATATCTTCATCGTTAGAACTTGCAGCCATAGAACTATTAGCTTTAGACCACTCAGAATGCTTCATGCTAAACTCAGACATTTGCTCATCAGTTAGTGTTTGGTTCATGTCATGGTTATATGTGCACTTTCCTCCTGATTTTGCTGACCATCTGTATTTCGTAGATGTTCTAATTACAGGCTCTTGATTGTCTCTATTTACACCTATATACTCCTCTGATATAAATGTAACCATTAAAGAGTTACCAATAGCATCATTCATAGCCTTACTGTCATCACTAAAGTCTTTTACACCTGCATTTACAAGAAAGTCTTTAATTTGTTTAGTTTTCCATTCTTGTGTAGATGGTTTGTCTGTTTGTTTTACAGCCCAAAATCTACATCTACCAACCTTACCATTGCTTGCTACAGCGTATTGTATAAATGGAGACCCTTTATAGTCTTCTAATTGATCTGATGTGCTTAGTCCTGTAATTTTACATTCATATGCACCAGGCGTAATGTATTCTACCTTCTCACCTTTAGCTCTTCCTGTTGTTGTCGTGTTTAAATTAAACGGTAATGTACTCATTTTTTTATTTATTTAGGATTTCTCTTATTTTTTGTATTTTTTCTTTTTCTTCAATTATTTGAAGTTTTAAATCTAAATTATATTCTTTTACTCTTTCAAATTCTTTACGCAAAGTATCTAATTTATCAATATACGCCTCGTCTTTAAAAGGTATATTGTCATACACTTCTGCTTCTTCCATTATTTATTGTTTTTGATTTTCCAGTTAATATACTTGGTTAATGTGTCTCCATCAAAGATAATCTTATCTTTTTCAGGGGCATATGGATAGTCTTTACCCTTCCATTGCTTTGTAGTTAAGGTTTGTATTGGTAGTCTATACAAGAACCTACCTATACCCCACTCTACACATGCACGTTTAAATGCATCTGATACATGGCCTTTATCTTTTTCTACTTTAGACTCTGATCCTGTGTCTGATTTCCATACCCATTTGCCATATTCTTCAGCTCCTGTTTCTGGACAATATATTCCTACTTTACAGAATAATAATCCATTTTCTTCATAGAACATACTTTGCCAGTTTTCTGGGCCACACACCTCATCTAGTAAGTCCTGACAATCTCTAGCGTCTATATAAGCTACACAAGTTGTTTTTCCATACTTAGTGGACTGTACGCGCCACTTGAATGGTAGTTCTTTACTTAAATCTTTTAAATTCATTTTATTTCCTTTTTTGTTTTATCTTTTTTATTGTTATCTGCCATCTTTTTAATTCTAGTTGCAGCTACAACAAATTTTACAAATCTTCTTATCATAACAGGCTTACCCCTTAGCAGTAATGTTACAGCTATTTCTTTAAATGTAAGGAGTAATACTTGTCTAACAAGTTTTTTGTCAATACCCAAATCGTAAGCTATCTCATTTACAATAGATCTTACTCTTGATTTGCCCTTAGTTTTTTCTTCCATGTAGAGGCAAATATACAATATTATTCTTTATCACCAAATATTTGAACAGCTAAATACATTGGCAGTACAATAATACCAGCTATAACTAGTGAAAATATGACTGGACCAAGCAAGAAAATTAATGTACTAATAGCAATTATTGCCATAACAGGATATTTACCAATTATGTTATACTTCTTCATAATCTACAAATTTTGTTATTTCACTCTTAAAGCTTAAAGTAACTTCTCCAACACCTATATTTCTGCCTTTAGCAAATATAATGTTAGCCGTACCCTTGCTTTCTTTTCCATTATCGTTAAATTCTATACCGTAGTATTCAGGTCTATATATAAGCATAACTACATCTGCAGCTTGTTCTATTTCGCCTGATTCTCTAAGGTCTGATAATGTTGGTTTACTATTATTACGCATACCAACGCCTCTGTTTAGTTGGCTTAATGCTATAATAGTGATATTCAGTTCTTTAGCAAGATTTTTTAATGATCTAGCAACTTGACTAACTTCTTGTTCTCTACTTCCTGCTTTAGATTTAGCGCTAACTAATTGCAAATAATCTACCATAATTAATTTAGCGTCTTTATTTTTTACATATTCTTTAATTCTATGCACCAAATAACCTAAAGAAGTTATATTACCTTCATCTATAGATATTGGTAGAGACTCAATTTCAGTTACTGTATTGTGAATCTTAGCTAACTCTTCGTCGTTTAGAGTACCATTTGTAATATATCTATTACTAATACCTGACTCCATAGACGCTAGTCTTCTTAACAGCTGTATTGCACTCATTTCGTAAGAAAATACAACAGTAGATGTGTTAGTGTATTTAGCAGCGTTATAAGCAAGAGCAAGCGCAAAACTTGTTTTACCCATAGACGATGCTCCACCTACAATAATTAAATCTGTAGACTGCCAACCCCCTGTAAATCTGTCAATTGCTTGAAATCCTGAAGCTATACCTAAAAGACCTTCTGTATTCATTCTAACTTCTATGTCTTTCATAAAATTACTTAACTGTGTATTTAAGTCTGCTAGTTTTTCAGGACGACCTATAGAAAGTTTAGATAATTCTGCATTTAGACTGCCTATTATAAGCTCAAGCTCATCTTGGTTAGATAGTTTGTTGCCAACATCTTGAACTATTCCTGTTAATGTACGCTTTTGAAACTCTTCTGTTAAAATACCTATACAAGTTATAGTTTCTGTAAAATCAAAAGCTCTATCAGTCATGCAAGACAATCCTAACATAACATTATCTCCTTTAATTAATTTAGATACAGTCATAATGTCTACAATTCTATTTTTGCTTTTTAATTTCATTATAGCATGATAGGTAGATTTATTAAAAGGAAACTCAAATAGATCTTCATGTAACATTTCAGTATACTTATCTATTAAATCAGGATTAACAATTAGTTTACCAAGCAATGTTTCTTCTATATCGTAAGCGTTCATAGTATTTTATTTAAGCTAACAAATATATAATTATTCTCCATACTTTCGTCTGGCATCTGCCATTTCTTCATAATAATTTTCTTTTTTTCTAGCATTATATTCAGACAGTTCTTCTGGGTATTCAAACCAGTTTTCGCATTCATTACAAATATATCCTGATGTGTCAGCATGCTCATTACAGCCAGGACAAACATCAGTATCTGTATAAACCTCAATAGTACAACAATCTGAAATAAAGCTATTTTCAAAACTGCATCCACAGCAAGTACTTATT